CATTATGTTCTATTTATGTAATGAAAGCACCTATTGAAGTAACTAAACATACCGGTTCAGAAACTGAAACATATATTGAACAAGGTAAAATAGTGGCTGCATGGTGTGGTAGATATGATGATATTAATCAAACACATAAGCAGTTAGAGCTTATTATGGAGTGGTATAATGCCTGGACACTTGTAGAGAATAATATATCACTATTTATTCAGTATATAATATCTAGAAGAAAGCAAAGATATCTAGTACCAAAAAATCAAATCATGTTCTTAAAAGATCTTGGATCAAACAACAATGTATTTCAAGAGTATGGTTGGAAAAATACCGGTACACTTTTTAAAGCACATCTCCTTAGTTATGCTATAGAATATACTAAAGAAGAATTAGATCAGGAACTTAAATCAGATGGTACAGTAGTTAGAACAACTTATGGTATAGAACGTATACCTGATCCAATGTTGATTAAAGAAATGAGAGAGTATGCAGATGGAGTTAACGTGGATAGACTTGTTTCATTTGCAGCACTTGTTGCTTTTATGAAAATTCAAGAATCTAATAGAGGATATAGTAGAAGAACAATAATGGACGAGACTGCTAAAAACTTGCAAAAGTCAGAAAATTTGTTTAAATTAAATAAGAGTCCGTTTAAACATATGGGTAGTAAAATGAAAAACTCTGTAGGGGGATTTAAAAGATCTGCATTTAAAAATATTAAATAATAGGTTATGCAAGTATATAACGCATTACAACTTAAGAAAGGAGCAAAAACAGAACAGAATAGGTTAGGTAGTATTACCCAACCATTACAATTTTTACCTAAAAAAGATAAGACTGAAGAATGGGCTGCCTGGAACTTAGACTGGTTAGAATGGCAAGGATTAAAACAAATCCGTAGAAATGCCAGAAGACTAATGAAGAACTATAAACTTGCAAAAGGTATTATTGATAGAACGGACTATATTATTGAAGAAGATAATGAATATAGAGATGTTGTAGAATTACTTACCAAAGAAGATGTATCTGCATTAGAACTTAAGTTTTATCCTATTATACCAAATGTAGTTAATGTTTTAGTAGCAGAATTTGCTAAAAGATCTACAAGATTAACTTATAGAGCAATTGATGATTTCTCATACAATGAAATGCTTGAGCAAAAAAGAGCACAAGTAGAACAAACATTGATGGCTGATGCTGCAACAAAGATGTTAGCAGCAATGTTAGAGCAAGGACTTGATCCAGAATCAGAACAAGCTCAACAACAACTTGCACCTGAAAGTTTAAAATCTTTACCAGAGATTGAACAGTTTTTTAAAAAGGATTACCGTTCTATGGTGGAACAGTGGGCAGAACATCAGCATAAAGTAGATTCAGAAAGATTTAGAATGGATGAACTTGAAGAAAGGGCTTTCAGAGATATGCTTATTACTGACAGAGAGTTCTGGCATTTTCATATGATGGAAGATGATTATCAAGTAGAACTATGGAATCCAGTTCTTACGTTCTATCATAAGTCTCCAGATATTAGATATATATCACAAGGTAATTGGGTAGGTAAAACAGATATGTTTACCGTATCTGATGTTATTGATAAATTTGGACATCTACTTACTACGGAACAACATGAAGCTTTAGAATCAGTATATCCAATTAGATCTGCTGCTTATAATATTGGTGGATTACAAAATGACGGAACTTTTTATGATGGTACTAAGTCACATGATTGGAATGTCAACATGCCATCCTTAGCATACAGACAGTACACATCATTTATGGCAGGTAATATTCTTGATGGTTCAGATATTATTGCACAGATTCTTGCAGAAGGAGAAGACTATTATGATCAAGGTACAGCATATTTATTGAGAGTAACAACTGCTTACTGGAAATCTCAAAAGAAAATTGGACACTTAACTCAGATAACAGAAGAAGGTGAAGTAACTAATGAAATTGTAACTGAAGACTATAAGATTACTGATAAACCAATTTATGATACTAGACTTTTTAAAAACAAAACAAAAGATAACTTACTATTTGGTGAGCATATAGATTGGATTTGGATTAATGAAGTTTGGGGTGGAGTAAAGATAGGACCAAATGTACCTTCTTTCTGGGGTATGAATAACCCTGGTGGATTCTCACCTATCTATATTGGAGTAAATAGAAACCATATTGGTCCACTTAAATTCCAATTTAAAGGAGATTCTAATCTGTACGGATGTAAACTTCCAGTAGAGGGTTCTGTGTTTTCTGATAGAAATACAAAGTCTACAGCTTTAATTGACTTAATGAAGCCATACCAGATTGGATATAATATTGTAAACAATCAGATTGCAGATATCTTAGTAGATGAACTTGGTACAGTAATTCTTTTAGATCAAAATGCTTTACCAAGACATTCATTAGGTGAAGACTGGGGTAAAGGAAACTTATCTAAAGCATATGTAGCAATGAAGAACTTTCAGATGCTACCTCTAGATACATCTATCACAAATACAGAGAATGCATTAAACTTTAACCATTTCCAAAAACTAGATCTAGAACAAACAAATAGATTAATGTCTAGGATAAATTTAGCTAACTACTTTAAACAACAAGCATATGAAGTAATTGGAGTTAACCCTCAAAGGATGGGACAACAATTATCTCAGTCAACTGCTACCGGAGTAGAGCAAGCAATGCAAGCATCATATGCACAAACAGAAATGTTCTTCATTCAACACTGTGATTATTTAATGCCTAGAGTGCATGAAATGAGAACTGATTTAGCTCAGTACTATCATTCTACAAAACCTTCAGCAAGATTAACATATGTAACATCTGCTGATGAAAAAGTAAATTTTGAAATTAACGGTACAGATCTTTTACTTAGAGATCTTAATATTGCTATCAGTACTAATGCTAATCATAGAGCTATTCTTGAGCAGTTAAAACAAATGGCAATTCAAAATAATACTACAGGAGCTTCTATATATGACTTAGGTAAAATTGTACAGTCTGACTCTATTGCTTCACTTAATGTTGTTCTTAAAGACTCTGAACAAAAACAACAACAACAGAAACAACAAGAAATGCAGCAGCAACAACAAATGCAAGAACAACAACTTCAAAAACAACAAGAGATTGAACAGATGAAGATTGATTCTACTGCTGCTGAGAAAGAGAAAGATAGACAAAGAGATATCTTAGTTGCTGAAATTAGAGCTGCAGGTTATGGAGCTATGGGAGATGTTGATCAAAATCAAATGTCTGACTATAGAGATGCAATGAAAGAAATCAGAGAAACAGAACAATATCAAGAACAAACTGGACTTCAAAGAGAAAAAGAAGTTAATAGAATGGCTATTGAAAATCAGAAAAGTCAGTTAGAACGTGAGAAAATACAAGCACAAAAACAAATTGCAGATAGACAATTACAGATTGCACAAGAAAATAAAAACAAATTTGATTTGAAACCACCAAAAGAAAATAAGTAATTAGCTATATATTACAAATTTTTTTTCCAGACTTTTAAATTTTTGAAGTTTAATTTGTATATTGATATATAAACAAAAACCAACAGAATGGAAACAACCAACACAAACCCTGAGAATCAGGTCCAAGATTCTACAACGGTAGAACAGGTAGATGTAAATATTGATGAGATCTTTGGAATGCCAGGAGCAGAGAATGTAATGCTCCCAGCAGATGAAGAAAAACCTAAAACAGTGTTTCATAAAGAAACAGTTGATACATCGTTCTTTGACAACCCTACTGCTACACTAGAGGAAAGGCAACAAGAGCAAGAAAAAAAGGTAGAAGTTCAAGAAACAATTAATGAACTTGACAACCTAATTGCTCAAGAAGAAGAAGCTGGTAATAAAGGAAGACCAAAAATTGATAAGTCTGGTCTTGCTGAATTAGCTTACAAAATGATTGAGGAAGGTACACTTATTGGTTTTGATGATGATAAACCATTAGAAGAGTATACTACAAAAGACTTCCGTGAACTATTTGAAGCAAACTTTCAAGAAAGAGAAAATCAAATAAGAAGAGATACTCCAAGAGAATTTTTTGAAGCATTACCAGAAGAACTTCAAGTTGCAGCTAAATATGTAGCTGATGGTGGACAAGATTTAAAAGGTCTTTTTAGAACTCTAGCTCATGTAGAGGAAATGAGACAACTTGACCCATCAGATGAATATGACCAAGCAGAAATTGCAAGGCAGTATTTATATACTACACAGTTTGGAACTCCTGAAGAAATTGAACAAGAAATTCAAGACTGGAAAGATCTTAATAGACTTGAACAAAAAGCTAATCAATTTAAACCAAAGTTGGATGCAATGCAAGAAGAGATTGTTGCAAGACAACTAGCAGAGCAAGAATATAGAAAAAATATGCAAGCAGAACAAGCTAAAGCATATCAAGAGAATGTATATACTACACTTGCTGGAGGAACAATTGGTGGATTAAAACTTGATAGAAAAGTTCAAGGACTTTTATTTTCTGGATTAGTTCAGCCAAATTATCCATCTATTTCTGGTAAACCTACAAACTTATTAGGCCACCTTTTAGAGAAGTATCAGTTTGTAGAACCGAGACATGATCTTATTGCAGAAGCACTTTGGTTACTTGCAGATCCAAATGGATATAAGAACAGAGTAAGAGAACAAGGATCAAGACAAGCAGTAGAAAAAACAGTAAGACAATTGAAAACAGAAGAGTCTAGAAAGATTGCTTCTTCGACAAATACATTATATGATGATGAACCTAGAAGAACAGCTCCTAGATCTGAACCTAGAAAATTGTCAAAAAACAATATGTTTAAAAGATTTTAATTAAGTAACAAATAAAACAAATATAAAAATGGCAACTCCAGTTTTAAATAATGGTATCTTTCTACGGGATACAGCCTACCAGGCAAGCTCACACGTAGACTCCTATCACTTGGTTAACATGTTGAAGGATGCAGAACCAATGGATTTAGGTCCAGTAGATCTTTGGGCTATGGCTCAAAAGGTAGAAATGCCACTTTATCAAATGTCTTCATTTGGTGGTAAAAATGTTATTATGGTGGATAACCACCGAGGAGAGTACAGATGGCAAACTCCTGTATCTGTAGATCTTCCTTACATTGTTGAGGACATTGAACCAAATGCAGCTTACAGAGGTACTGATGGATCTACCTTCCGTATCAAACTTAACAGACGTGAATTTGGACATGGTGATATCATCACTTATGACAAATATAACGGAGTTGAGATGTACATCACTGATGAGGATATCCTACCTGTAGGAGATGGTTTCATCTACACTGTTCAGTTAGTGAACAATGACAACTTCAAATACCTAGATGCTAAGTATCTTACTAATGGTACTAAAATCTTCCGTAAAGGTTCTGCTCGTGGAGAGTATGGTGAAAGATTCTCTGACATCACAACAAGAACTGGTTTCCGTGAATTCTACAACTTTGTAGGAGGTGCAGAAGCTCACGTACATTATTCTATCTCATCTCGTGCAGACTTGATGATTAAAGGTGGAATGAATGCAGATGGTACAGTTCCTGTAACTGAGATCTGGAGAACATTTGATAAAGGAATGGATCCTTCTATCTCTTCATTAGAGGATATGGTTAAAGTAATGGGTAAAGATAAAGTTAAAAGAGCATTCGATAACGGAGATCTTTCTAGAACTTTCTTAACTCAAATGGAAACTGCTCACCTTTCTAAAATTGCAACTGACATTGAGACTTACTTAATGTGGGGAGCTGGAGGTAGAGTACGTCAAGATGGACCAGATGATATTAGATTATCTGTGGGTCTTTGGAGACAGTTGGATAACTCATTTAAAAGAGTATACAACAAAAATAACTTTACACTTGATTTGTTCCGTGGAGAAATCTATAACTTCTTCAATGGTAAGGTTGAGTTCCAAGGTCCAGATCCAAAAAGATCTCTAGTAGTTCAAACTGGTATGGGTGGAATGAGAATGGTAAATGAGGCTATTAAGAGAGAAGCAGTTGCTTCTGGTCTTTTGATTCAGGCTGCTGATATCGGTGCTATCACTGGTAAAG